CGCTTTGAAGACACCAGGCATAGCAGCTTTATTCAGTGATTCAATTTCTATTCCTGTAGCTTCTTGAATAAACGCTTTCACTTGCGCATTAGATTTGGGATTTTTGATATTCGTCAACCGTCCCATTTCTTCTATCAGTTCATCAGCAACAATTGCTTCCATTTGAATTGCATTGCGCACTAAATCTTTGTCAACCCGTACGCCCGCATTATTTATTTTCTGATCCAGATTCCACACAGGTTGTTCAAATTTCGATATCGAAAACCAGTTCAATTGACGCCTGATTTCCTGTTCTGCTTTTACGTCCTGTAGGCAATATTCCATAAAGTCAATCCATTTCTCACCATCATGATGAGGCAAGTTACGCGTGCGCATACCATTTGCTTTGGTTGGTTTACAAGGAACACAAAAATATCTGATCAGTTCTTTCCCACGCTTGTCTTTTTGTTCCATTGTTCCCATTGCCTTTGCCGCCTGGTCAAGTCCAAACGGATAACCTGCCTGAGCAGCAAGTGCCATTGTGCAAGACCATTGAGACGGATCCAATTGCAGATCAAGATGCTTTGACAGACAGGCAATTTCAAACGGCGCATTGTAAGCAGTCTTTAATATTGCAGGATCATTTATATGCACAGCTAATTCAAAGGGAATACGCTGCCCTTTACCCATATCGTAAATCTTCGGTTCTGCGCCGTCAATTGACCAAGAGATCATTAAAATTTGAAAAGCAGGGTCTTCAACATATTTATGAACGCCTGCTTTTATATCAGTTTCTGAATAAGTCTCTAAATCAATTCCGAGCTCTTTCATAATAAATCAATATTTACTGAGTAGATAGTGTCAACCTGGTTTTGTTGCGAATTATAAACTTCATATTTATAAAAACCTTTCACAACTTTCTTTCCTATATTCTCAATCATGAATTGTTTAATACCTGCTTCTGTCATTTTAACAGTACGGAGTAATTCATAATGACCTCTGAGACTGTTGAACCTGTACAGCTTAACAAACGGCTGTTGCAATTCATTCAGCTGCACCAGGTCAATTATTTCTTTAATTACATTATCAGTCAGAAGCACTTTGCCTTTGCTGTAATTCAATACAAGCCGGCGGATTTTTTCAATCATAATATCACATCGAGTTTTAGAGCAAGTTTGTTTTCTTGGCAGTGAGTGTACTTTGCAAATTCAACCAACCATTTTAAATCTTTACGAGAGAAAGTCGGCAGTCTGTCTACATCAATAAAAGCAACGTCGCTGCCTTCAATTGTAATTCTTGGAAATTGTACTTTGTCAAGTACAGCAGTGTACAAACAAACACAAGATGATCCGTTGCGTGCAAGTTTACCGATCAATTTCCAGTCATCAGGTTTGATAAAAATATCAGCTTGAGTAAGTACTGCACGGGAAACACAATCATAGTATGTTTCACCTGGTTTTACTTCATCCCCTGGAAGATTTGTTAAAGAGTCAGTCTTACCTGAATTGAATAAGACTACTTGTTTAAGGTCTTTGGTGAACAGTGCACCGATTGCAAATTTTTTCATTTGTTTGTATATAATTTTATTGCAAGATCAATATATAAACCATATTCAGCAATTTCTTCTTCTGAATAATTGTTTTCTTTACCAATTTGAACAAAATTTTCTTTCCAGTATTCAAAAGTAAACTTATTGCAACCTATATTTAAAGTTGTTTTACTGGAAGCTGCCACAAAATGTTTTGTTCCTTGTATTTGCAATGGCGACTTTTCCCAAGCATCTCCAGACACCCGAGCATCTCCAGACACCCGAGCATCTCCAGACACCCGAGCATTTCCATACACCTGAGCATTTCCAGACACCTGAGCATTTCCATACACCTGAGCATTTCCAGACACCCGAGCATCTCCAGACACCCGAGCATCTCCAGACACCCGAGCATTTCCATACACCTGAGCATTTCCAGACACCCGAGCATTTCCAGACACCTGAGCATCTCCAGACACCCGAGCATTTCCAGACACCCGAGCATCTCCAGACACCTGAGCATTTCCATACACCTGAGCATTTCCATACACCTGAGCATTTCCATACACCTGAGCATTTCCATACACCTGAGCATTTCCAGACACCTGAGCATTTCCAGACACCTGAGCATTTCCAGACACCTGAGCATTTCCAGACACCCAAGCATCTTCTTGAATATTGTTTTCTTTTTCTACAAATCCTCCTTTATCTCCTTTTTTACCCCATTTGCAATCAATCAATAATTCTATTCTGAAAAGAGTTATTCCTGCAAAATTTACAGTTGTTTCTGTTGTAAGTTTGAAATGTTTCATGATTTTTTGTTGAGTTGTTTATCAATGTACTTCTTGGCATTTTTCTTATTGAGAGCAGATACATATAAAAAACCTTCTGTGCAATTGATTTCATAAATTGTCTTATTTGCATATTCTTTCTTACCTACAATCTGCACTTCTTTATAAGTATCAGAATTTGGGTCATATTCAAAAATCCGGTGTCCGTCTTGCGAGGGAGAAAAATCAGCAACAAATTGTTTTGTTTTGTGAACTTGTAAAGGTTCATGCTTGGGAAATAACCAGTTGAAGAATTTTGATATCATGATTTTTTATTTTGCTGCTCTTACGGGATTCGAACCCGCGCTTCCGTATCTCATAAATACGTTGAACTAACCGCTATTCGAAAGAGCAAACCGAACCTTACCTAACACCTACAGAAGATCAGCTGCTTCGTCGTTCACTTCAACATCACCAAAAGCATCATCCACACTTACGCGTCCTGAAAGACGTTCACCTGTTTTGGTTTTCATGACGTGATTCAGACCAACAGCAATTCCTTTTGATCCGCCTGAATTATACGGATAGAAAGTAATGTTTGCAAAACCATAATCACCTGACTGAAATTCGTCCTGATCAGTGATAGGACTGCGTGAAGAGTCAACAATTCCAGGTCTTGTTGAAGCTCTTGCTGATAAGTACATTGACTTTTCATATGCTTCATCTTCTTCACGGGCTTCATCACCGTCATAAAATGAAATCTTCAAAGTGCTTGGAACTTTACCACCAAACTTTGAGTCTTTGCCGGCGATTTTTGCAGCATCAATTGCAGCTTCAATCATTTTAATTGTCTTCTTGTCTGTCTTCGGGATAATCAAAGAAGCAGAATACTTTTTCTGCTGTCCTTCTTCCATTGCTTTTGGCTCCCATATTGTAAGGTAGCTAAAGCGGCAGGGAACCGTGATTGTACACGGGTTTTTTTCATTTGCCATTTTGTTAAATTTTAAACGTTTAAAAATTAGGATGAGTAAATTACAACTTTCTTTTCGAGAAATAAAACTAATCGGCTTCTGATCCTAAATCAACATCTTCAAAAGCGATTTTAGCTGCATCTGTGCTGTTGATCTCAGGTCGCTTGTCCCATTCAGGAACAAGAGTTGCTGCGCCAGGCGGTTTAATAATATGCGCGCTGCATAATTTTTCAACAACTGCTTTACCAATATTTTTTTCAAGCGCACCAATTCCCACTAACTCCGGTTCTGTCAGGAATAAGTCATTTGAAATTTTTGCTTTTTGCAATGTCTTAATAATTGCTGCAGGATCAGCATATTTGCGGTTACTTCTGCCTTGTACCAATTTGAAACCAGGCCATTTCATGTCATGCGATACTGCCTGCTGCAGTGCGTAGGTTTTAATTCCAGAAAACCATTTCACCATGTCAGGTCCTTTGTCCAATATGTTCGCAATATCTTCAGGACTTAGTTTATTGGGGTCTTCAAAAGCATATGAAGCAAGTTGCATATTATGATCCGCAAGTGCTTTACATTCATTGCGTGCTTTACAAAATTGGCAATGACTTCCTGGAACATAATCACCTTTTCCCTGGTGTGCAAGTGCTGCTTTTTGCTTTACTTCATTTTCTCCCCATTCAAGCAACCACGCTGCATCAACTTCAAACGATGAATGATTATCAAGACGCGGTTGAAAAATAGTCATGCGTACTTTGTCAATATGATAGGAGAGTGAATACTTTTGCAAAGCGCCAAGCGCATACAGCATCATTTGTTTATTCTCATGCGCTTCAACCAATACGCCCTTGCCATATTTCAGATCATTAATGTCCAAAATGTAATCAGCAATGATTGCACAGTCCAATGTTCCAAAACCTTCAGGAACAAATTCTGTCAGGTCAATTTGATCTTCAACAATAATGGTTGCATCTTTCAATGCTTCATATTTTTCCATGATGAAACTTGCATAGTCCATTGCATGACCGTTCATCTCTGCATTGTACAGCTTATGGTTTTTGATCTTCTTGAGCTCTTTCTCAAAAAGAACAGACTTAATTTGTTTTAAATTGTTACGCAATAAAAGTTCCGCGAGCGCGTGGGCGAGTGTACCTTCATCAGCTGCAGTGTTTGAAGATTGCGGAAATGTTTCTTCAAGTCTTGCAGAAGGGGTGCAAGCAAGCCATCTGCTTGCACCCGAAGGTGATAATAATGCGTGCATTAAAGATCTTTTAAATCTTCAAAAAATGCAGCAAAATGTTCTTCATCCAAAGTAGACGCATTTTTTGCACCGTACTTGTTCAAACATTTTACCACTTTGTCTGTCTTCCCTTCACCGACTTTCGCGTTAATCATTTCGCGGATCATTGTCAGTGTAACAGTTTCATCTGTTTTTTTAACAGGAAATTTGATAGTTTCCTGCTTACCTGCATCATGCTTAACTTCCACTTTTTCACGTGGCCCTGTATAAGTTGGTTTTATTTCACCAACATCAGCCAAATGGATTTTTGCAGGAATGCTGAGTGCTGCAATCAATTGCCGCAACAGTTCTTTTGTTTCGTCATCAAAGCCAACAATCAATGTCTGTTGTTTCTTTGGAGCTCGCGGCACAGTCACTTTTTTGACTGGTGCCGATTTCTTTTTTGTCATGTTCTTGTTTTTTGAAGTGATTAATCTTTTTTGATGTAGGCATTCACTCCCACGACCAAAAGTTTTCCTTTCACTTTCAGGTCTGTTGTCACATTGCCGTTTGATGAAGCAATGACAATTGATTTACCTGATTTTGAAATTTCTTCTTTAGTCGGGATAGTAATGACTAAATTGTCCCCTTTCATTTCTACTTTCATATGTTTTAGATTTGATGTACCTTAATCCCTTGCGCCTGGAGCAGTTCAACACCTGACTGATCTGAATGACGGTCTTTAAATACTACTCTTGAAATTCCTGACTGGATCATTAATAAAGCGCAAGACATGCACGGGGAAAATGTGACATACATTGTTGCACCTTTTGTTGCAATACCTTCAGCCGCACATTTAGCAATCGCATTCACTTCAGAATGTATCACACTTTTTAAAGTTTCCCCGTGCTCGTCTTCACAAGCATTGTCCATATTTGGAGCAGTGCCGTTATATCCAAATGATATGATTTGTTTTCCCTTTACAAGTACTGCGCCAACCTGTCTGCGTTTGGCCTTACTGTGCTGAGCAATCTGCAGGGCAATGTTCATATAAGTTTGATCCCAATTAGATGACGTCATAATAATCAAGTATTTTTAAGACAGCATAAAATAATAATTTACCTGCAACAATAGCCAAAGCCCCGAGTATAATTTCCAAAATGTTTATGGTCATTGTCCGTCTTTTATAAATGTACCATTCAACATTTTCCCTTTGCGGTTCTTGATTTCATCATAGGCAGATTGAATACACTCTTCAATTGAGACACTGCCTAAGTGAGCAAGTGAAGTAAGTACAACAACACAATCGCCAATTGCATCTTTGAACTCAACGGGATTTGCACGGTCAATTGAATGAGCAAGTTCACCAACTTCCTCAACAAGTTTGATAAACTGTTTTTCTACACTGCCTTTATCAAATATTCCTTTTTCCTTTGCCCATGTTCTGATGAGGTCAAATATAAAAATGTAAAGTTCTACGCTAACACCATTTGGGCCTATTTTCATTATCTCATTGGCATATAATGCGATGTCTTCTTTAGACATTCCTTTAGGAAGATTTACAACTAAGTTCATATTGCAATATTTATTTTGATTCGGGATTCTGATTTATAATTGTCAACTGTCAACTGTTGGTTTTCATAAGACCAGGTAGGTAGCGGATGAACAGGACGTGATAAGTATTCCTGCACACCAACAACATGATCCTGATAAATGTGTGCATCAACAATATTCAAATTAATGTTTGCAGGTTTATATTTGGTTATTGCCGCAACGTAAATAAGGAAGTGTGCAAAAAGTCCAATGTCATATGGTATACCTCCAAACATATCACCGCTTCTTTGCACAACAAACATATCAAGATACTTTCCTGCACGTACATAAAATTGAAAGTACAAATAACATGGAGGTAAAGCCATATCTTTTAATTGTAACGGATTCCAAAGTGTTATGATATGCCGTCTGCTTTGAGGATTTTTTATAAGACTGTTCAATAAATCATCAAGCTGATTGTGAGAAGTGCCGTTGTAGTTCAGCATTTGATAACCGTAAACGGGCCCTAAGTTCCCGTGACGATCTGCCCAAGCATCCCATATATGAATGCCTTTGTCTGTGAAAACTTTTGTATCAGTGTGGCCGTTTATAAACCACTCAAACTCTGTTTTGATAATTTCAATATCAATAAATTTAGAAGTAAGCAAAGGAAAATATTCACTGATATTGTATTTGAGTTGCAGTCCAAACATGGAGTAAGCAGGCGTAGCGGTTCTGTTGACTCTCAGCTCACCTGATCCAAGTATTAACCGCAATAAGTCTTTGTATCTATTTTCCATTTGCATAATTATTGAATGCTGCAATATATCCGACTGCATCAAGCATTGTGTCTTCTTTGGATTGATAAGCGAGGCGGGAAAGTTTCAACGCAATCATACATTTGAAAAAATCTTCTGTAGTGATTTCTTTGTTGCACATCTCCGAAGCAATCCTTGCTGCTTTGGCCATTGACTCATCAAAAGGGCCGTAAGACCGTTGCTTTTCTTCGGCCCTTTTATTGATGATGTCGTCTGCCTGCTGTAAAATGTTGGCCATTACTTCTTGGTAAATCCGCCTTTAGATGCGTACCAAGCAACGGATGGTTTATGAAATCCTTTTTCAACGATCTCATTTACACTCAAACCTTTTTCAAGTAAGGCCTGAATCTGTGCACCTTTACCAAGAGGTTTGTCACCTGTTGCTTTTTTCGCTGCTTTCTTTGGAGCTGCCTTTTTCGCTGCTGCCTTTTTTACTGCTTTCTTTGGAGCCGCTTTCTTAGCAGCTTTTTTTGCTGTTGCCATGTTTTCTTGTTTTTGAAGATTAAAATTTCTGATTACTTTGATGAGTTCTTTACCTGCTGCCTTGTTGTAACGGAGAGCAGCCGTGTTATATAAAGTTAACTTTTCCTTGTTTGCTTTCTCCTCTGCAAAAATTTCGTCCCATAATTTGGCTGTAAATTCCTGCAGTTCTACCTGATTTTTTGGGATAGGATCAACCACATCTTCCACTTCCTCAACCGCTTTTTGTCCTTTAGTATTTGGACAACTGAGAGCAATCTTTTTGAATTTTGCATCAATGATTACTGTCTGACTCAGTCCGTGACGTTTACCCGTTGCTTCACAATTTCTGCACCGCATTCTGTCATAGCCACCGCGCTCAGTCACAAGACTTGCTTTTTCCCACACGTGATTTACATTACCAACTTCATGAGATTTTAACACACCAACAAAGACCCTTTTTTTCTCACCTGGTTTTGCGGTGTTGTTGAACATTTTAATGAGATTTTCGCCGTGGAGTTCCATCGTCATGTTGTCTTCAGCCATTGTGTTGATGGTTTCTTCGTTTGGATCATGAGCAAGTGGGGAATCTCCTTCCTGTCTCCATTGGAGAATGTACGAGAGCTGTTTCATAATTTGTAAGAGGTTTTATTTAGTTGATAAAAGTAAAACAATAAAACGATATAAGGAAATTTTATTTCACTTTTTTCCGCACATTTGAAACTATTGCTAATACAAGCAGGGAAAAAGGGAAGATCAGTGTAAGTAGGAACGTGCTCATGATTCAATAAGTTTTATGGCAGTCACATCTTTAGGATTCCATTTGAACTTTTTGCAAAGATTCTCAAGAACTTGCTGTGCCTGATCTAAGTTAAGAACGTTGGACACTGTCTTGCAGATTGCAAGACGTGAATTGAAGTAGATTGCTTTTTTCATTTGTTTATTGTTATTTTTATTTTTCTATCTGCAATTTTTTCAATAACGGCAACTTTACCACTTAACATTTTTCTATTGTTAAGCATCCATGTTGATGGATTTTCACAAGTAAAAATGTATAAATAATTATCAATAAAAGCTGTCTCAAATAAATTAGCCAAATCAGTTCTTAAAATATACTCTTTATTTTCACCTTTAAGACTTATGGCCATATCTTCTAAAGTTGCAAATTTATTTGATGACAAATATTTTACTATGGATTTAATAGCTTTTGGCACAGCATTACGCAAGTCTCTTTCCGCAATTGCCTTAGAAATTTCTTCCTCAGTTCCACCTATAAAACCTACACCTTCACACTTATAGCAAATACCATTGTCAATAGTAAAAGCAACTTTTCCACTTCCTGAACATTTTGGGCATTTTGTAGTGTGTGTCATCGTGTTTTAATTGATATGTAAATATAGGGAAGATTATTGAAACATGGAAATAAATCTTCAAGAAGTTACTAACATTTCTCAATGAATCTTTCAATAATTATTGAAAATCGAATAACTGAAAACTCAAGCGCTTTGTCAAATTCAAACTGCTCAAAAAAGTTTACATTATAAATCCACAAGTCTGCAATTGCCACATATAAACTTCCGCCTACTTTGCAAGTCTGTCCATCTATCAATGCTCTGTTTGGAATGATTGTCATATAAAAGGTTTACATATTAAATTCAAAGGGTCTTTTGACACAACGTATTTGCAAAAATTTTCAACTGTTATATCCTCATAATTTTCAATTCTTGCAGCCCAATTTACAGCTGCTGAAAAAATTTCTAAATTATATTCTCCAAGATTATGTAAAACCGTAAAAGACCTTTTTTCACCGTTTACACTGAACTCAATTGTACTGCTTTGAATACTGCTCATAGTCCTAATAATTTACAAATGAAAAAACTGAAGATATAACAAAGAGAAATAATGATAATAACTGAGCAGCAAAGCGCAAGTGTTATACCTGATGCAAAGCGCATATCATGCCACAGCCACTTAAGAAATGATTTCATAATCCATGATTTTATCTGTTACTTCTGCACTGATTGCAAACTCAACTGCTTTTCTGTTTCCATCGTTCACCTGGTCTTTAATCATTTGAAATATTTCTTTAGGCGGTTGACGTTTGTCAATACCAAATTTAATTGTTTGAGCAAATGAGCTATTGAGATTTAGATTCGTTTCTAAGTCAAGCATGATTTTCAATATCTCAAATGTTTTACTCAGGTCTTTTGTTTTGCAGATCATTGTCTGTTTATTTTAGATTTGTACCACAATACGCAAGTGCGTTTGAACCCCTTTGCAACGATCTCATCTACTGTTAAACCATTACGTAAATGTAAGATTGTTTGCTCACCTACTTTCAACTTTTTAGTTGGTTGATTTAAGTCGGTAACACTGATATAATAAATCAATCTTGAGTAGTCAAGTTTTTGTCCAAAAATTTCTCCGTTTATTATTGTAAAAGCATGACCTCTTTTGACACATATAAAAGTACCTATAGGATTTTCTTTGATAAAAGTTTTTATGGTCTTTTTTATACGATCATGATACACTAATTTTTTATCATTTATAACAGCAGACTCTTTGATTCTGTTACATTCATTGAGACCTAATAATCGAAAAGGATGAAATCCTTTGCCATTTGGCCTACCTGCTTTTTTGCAAAGCTCATGTGCTTCTTCATATTCAATTTGAAGAGCTCTTGACACTGCTCTTACTGAGCAATCTCTTCTTTCTTTATAGTGTGAAGGTGCTGAATGATTCATAAACTTACAGCTTCAAAAGTTATATCACAATTGAACATCATTTTCATTTTCACATTCCATACAGCAAGTTTTAAATCAACATTGTCAAAACCTTCTGCATATTGCATAGCAAGTTCTTTTTCTTGAGTAAAAACAACATCACCAAATAGAGGTTGCTTATTTGCCAACCAGCCTAAAGTCTCTTGATAGAGTCCATACTTAGGTGCATTGTTTGCTGCTTTACGTGCTTGAGATAGTGTCATTTTGTTTTTGTTTGATATGTAAATATAGGGAAGATTATTGGAACTTGTAAATATTTATCCAATAAGTTACTAACATTTCTCAAAGAATTGAAATCCAACGACCATCTGCTTTTTCCATAATATACACAAGACGATTTAATTTAGTTGCTGCAAAAGATTTCGCTGCATCGAATGAATTGAATTTGAAAGTTTTTGTTCCTTGTCCGATTACCTTTGTGATTATTACGTGTGTCATTTTGTTTCGTTTTAATTGATATGTAAATATAGGGAAGATTATTGAAATAGGGAAATAAAACAGTAAAAAAGTTTTACTTTTAGCATTTGAGCCAAAAAAGACAGTATTTCTACTGTCTTTTCAACTATAAAACCCAACCACCTGTCAAGCTCTGAACTTTGGCGCATTAACTCTGTACTTACAACCGTTTGGTAATTTTGCAGTCGGTCTGCAACTTGATGCTATTAATATAAGCAAAGCAAGGAACAGCAATACTGATCTTAAGTCACTCATAAATATTTCTTTATTTCTTTATCAGATGAAAGTACTTTTCTTATTAACGCACTTGGTGTGATCTTTTGGTAAAATGCTGCTTTCCTGATTGCTTCTTTCAAAGTCTCAGACCCTTTTGCATTTATGATTACTTGTTTTGCCATAATGTAAAAGTAAAACAATAAAACGATTGATAAAAATTAATTTTCGATTAAATGATAGTTGATGGTTTTCCCCATTAATCTGTAAACAGCTGTTATAAATTCATCCCACTGTGCAGGATAAATTGTCTGACAACCCAGGGAGCTTGTTGAATTATACGACCCTCTGTGAATATTAATTGCAACACCCGTGCTTTCACCAACATCATCACGGACAACAGGCAGCGCTTCACCTGGAGTTGCAGGACGCAGAGCAGGATAACCACCACCTGGTTTTGAAAGACCATGCTTTCCTTTTCTGTACGGATAAATTCCAGGTTTAAGCATTGATACGCCTTTTTTCACAACTGATGGATCCGTGTTTGCATTGAATGAATAGAACTCACCAGGTGCAACAAGAAACATCGCGTCGTCATATATACCTCTGTCATTCTGCCCTGGTTTTCCCATTGTGTCTTCATAGTAACCTCTTATTCCAACCAGATAAACCTGGTCTGTCGTGTGCACAAGCGCTTCAATTTCTGCTCTTGATTTTTTTGGCTTATTCATAAATTTTAAACATTATAAATGTAATAAATGCTGCAATAGAATACAAAACTCTCTGTTCAACAAAATTAAGTTTTAGTCTTCTTTCCAGTCTGTCTGTTTTATTATTTGAAGTTGTTCCTTCATAGTCAAGGTATCTGCCGCAAAAGAAATTCAGTAACGGGTCATAAATCATACCGCGTACGCTTGCAAAATATAACCCATACCAAAACGTTTGCCAAGTCAATATAGGTTGATTGAAAATAAAGATCATTGCAGTAAAGCATGCAAAAGCAATTAAGAAACTCAAGCCATGATCTATATTAGGAACTTTTCCCCAACTGAATTTGATACGTAACCATTCAATAAAAGTATAAAGAACAGCAGCAAGAAAAGTAAATGGAATCATGATTTTCTTTCTTTAATAATTTGAACTAAAACAGGAAGGCCATACATAAACAGGAACACAATGAAACCTGTTATGATGGCATATCCTATATATGACTGATTTTCACCCATTATTTAAGGCCTATAAAACCATTTGCTTTATAAACACTATCCCAAAAATAAGTGCCTTGCGGGTCTTCTGAGAAGTAGTGACGGTATTGAGCAGGATGTAATGTCTTGCTGTTATTACGGGCAGCGTCATACGTCTTTTTTTGAATTGCCTGCATACCCATATAAAACAGAATAAAAGATGGAATAATCAAAAGAAATATTGCACCTCTTACAACATGAAGTTTTACAATACCTGCCCACACCCAAATGCCTGTCATTAATATAAGACAAACAATACCCCAAATAATCCGTATTTCTTTCAACGGATTTAAGTCCAATAAACGACGGACTGTTCCGCCTGACGGACCAAAAGTAGCAAGTGAATCTTTTCCAACATAAGACACCTGGCGCTCAGTTCCTTTTTTTCCTACTTTAACAGACGACACAAGTTTACCTTTGTCAAAGACAGATGAGAATTGACTGTCAGCAACCATTTTAGGAGTTCCATCATCATTGTAAACCAGATAAACTTTTTTTTCTTTAAGTTGCTCAAACTTTACATCGTTGTCAATCTTTGTAAGGGAGTCTGCGCAAGAACCTAAAACGATAGCGGTAATAATACCTAAAAACAAAGCGGCGATGTGTGATGAAATTTTCTTTTTCATTTAAAAATTTTTAATGGTGAAATTAAATTCAATAGGGGTTTATGGAATAAAATCAAAAGGCCGATGATAATCAAGATAATGATTGATGCAGTAATTTGGCGCAGTTGCTTTTTTTGATCGGCAATCACGTTCTTTTGATCTGCAATTGTATTTTTAAGATCAGCTTTTTCATTTTTCAGTTTGATAATATCTTTACTTAATAAATCAATAAATGTTTTATCAGTAATAAAAGACGTATCATGTATGACTGTTTTTCTTTCAATATAACGGTCTTTTACAGACGTTATATAAACAGTATCATTTTTTCTTACTGTGTCTGTTGCTGTTTCCAGCATATACAAAGTATCAAGAGAAACAATAGTATCTGATTTTGTCAACGTATCATTCACACACCAGCCTTTGCGCACACCTTCATCAAATACCTTTTTGATTTTTGCTTCGTCTTTCAGTACCTGTTTAACAGGATTACATGCAACAAGCAGCAACAGTACAAGTAGTTTTTTCATTTTCCTAAAATGTTTGTCTTATCTTTTAAAAATTGAGCAAGCCTGTCAAAGCTTAGCCCTATACAAGCTGCAAAAAAATTATTGATTTCTACATTGAAAATATCTTTTGTAAAGCGCAGAGACAAATAAACAAGAATACAACTTGCTGCAATTCGTTTTGCATTATCACTGAATAAAAAACTCCAGCTAAAACTGTATGGTGTATTCATACTTGTAATATCTCTCTTTGTTGTTTGAATTAAAAGAGAAAGAGCAATACCCATAAGTGCAAAAAATACAAGACCTGCAAACTGAATTGCTGTTTGGTCACCGATTAAAATTTCTTTCATGTCATTTGGTTTTTATTTGATTTTCAATTTTATATTTTTCAATAGCTTGTTCTATTTCTCTTTGTCGTCCGCCTCCAAATGTGTAGCTGATAAAAAAACCACTCATTGCGCCTAATATAGCAATCACAACCCAGTCTCTTCCTCTATTGAACCCAATCAATCTTTTAATCGGCTCAATATCTTTTTGAATGTTTTTTATCACATCATCATGATTGCTTACTCTGCCATTTGTTCTTGTCGTTTGTATTTCAATACTTATAAGTTTATTGCTTAACTTTTCGTCCAAATCATCAAGCCTGCTCATAATAAATTCAAAGCCTTCCATAACAATACCGGATTTTTATAAAGATAACTAATATTTTTTATTGGTGTAAAGCGATAAAACAACCTATCTCTCCAAGTATAAACAGCAAAATATATTTGGTGTCTTTCTTATCCATCACATACCATATTTAATTTTAAGCCGTCTGTATTCACCAATTGCATTTTTAAACGAATCTATATTTCTTATGCCTCCATTCCAATCCATTTGCTCAATGACTTTTTGCTGAGCTTCAAACACTTCAAAATTTGGTATGAGATATTTTAAAGTAAACCAATTCAAAGCAGGTTTAATATTTCCAGATATCATAAGTCTGTTTGTGTTGTGATTATACTTTATTTTTCCAGTTTGATTTCCTCTTGTGTCATAACAAGTTAATTCAAAAGGAATGGTAAGACTTGGCTGATTGTAACTTACCTGAGCTTTGCAAAAATTACAAATGATTAATAAGAAAATAAATATCAGTTTCATTGTTAATTGATTTTAATGTAGCCGCCAAAAATTGTTGTCAAAGGATTAGTTGCCCAAGTTGGATTTATGCTTTTTATTTCAAAATAATCACCGGCTGCAAGTGATATACTCAATGAACTGTTGGTGAATATCCGTTCACTTGTTGCTAAGGTTAAAGTTTGAATTAAATAATCAGTTGTATTATTCACTCGAATATAAACAGACCAACTTTCATTTGTTCCTGCTGTTCCTGAATAACAATATATTTCAGCAGCTGTGATTGTTCCAGCTGTTCTTACATACACTTTACTTATATTGGCTGTTGACGTTGGCGCTTTAGGTAACGTTCCAAAATAAATTGTCTGTCCATCTGCCGGTGACGATGTAAGAGCCTGTACATTGATTGAATAACCCGTATAAGTGCCAAGTGTAAAATTTCCTTTTAAATACTGTGCTGTTGTTCCCTGGCTGATGGCTGCCTGCTTCCCGTCAATCTTTGTAATATGATTGCTGAGTGAATCCAACAGCCTTTGCAGATTGACAAGTATTCGGTTATTGATAGATGCTGATGAATCAGACTGAATACCGGCACCTGAAATATTTCCATTTATTTGCCATGCAGGAACAATCTGCCTTACTGATTGTGTTTTGAAAAATATATACTCACCGTTAACCAATCTGTACAAAGAATCTGTGTTTGATTTTATATAAACAGTGTCAGTAATGCCATTAGGATCGTAAGCAAGCATCCGTATTTGGTATGATTGTCCAAGTAAGCAAAACGAAATGATTAAAAAATTAATTGATAAAATAAATTGCTTCATATATTTTGGTTTTATGGTGCTATATATTTAAACTGACCAGTTACCGAAAACCGTCTGTTCGTTACATCGGTTGGTGTAAATCTAACTTCAGCAAGGCCGCTCGATGTATTACCGGCTATTCTGCAAGATGTTCCTAAGTCATCTGATGCCGTACCTGATACATTGTAGGTAAAGTTTACAATAGTCGTTACCGGTAAAGTAAATGTGAGCACCGTAAGCGTTGCTGTGGTTGTGGGGTCTATGTCAACCTCACCTGAGAATGTATAAATATCTTCAGTGCCCACAACCCTTGAATATTTAAACTCATAAGCTGTTGAAGCAGCTACGTTGGTTGAGTTAGTGAGTGTTGGTGTCCACGTGCCGGTTGTTGCATTACTTACTCCAACAGGTGCCCATGTGCTGTTTATTGAATCTCTAAACTCAAATCTATTGTTTGTATAATTGAATAATAACAGAGCGTTTGCAGGACTCGAAATTGCATCCCTTTCAGTTGTGTTCATTCGGGGAACGAGCATACCGTTTATTTTGCTCCTTGCCTCAAACATTGCTGAAGAAGTAAATGCAACATCATGATTATTTACAGTGGTGTTATTAATAACCAATCTTCCATCAGCAATATCATACTTCATTCTAATACCATTCGTTCCGCCGTTTTCCTGACGAAAACCAACCTGTGAACCATCTAAACCTAAAATAAATCTTTGTGAAATACCACTCCACGCAATGCCTGGATAGTTCTCTGTTGTTTGTAAACTTGTTGAGTAATAAGCACCTCCGTAATGTGTTGTTGATGATGTAGATGCTAAGATCGAAGTAGCGTACCATGTACCAGATGGATTCAGTACATATTTTTTTGATCCATTAGGCCATATTTCAAAATCGTTTGAGTTTAATTTTATATATCCTGCACCCGAATTAGCACTATTTTTAAACCGTAATTCGTTAGTATTTGTAGCTGTTAAAAACAACTGTTCCCCATTAATCCCATCTTTCAATGTATCAACTCCTATGCTTGAATAATTTGGTGTTGATTCAAAATACTTATCCTTGTATCTTCTTAACGACCAAATTTCATTGGTAACATTTCCAAGCGTTTTAATTAACCGGTCTTTATAAACGATCATTGAACTTGCATGATTAGCGGTTGGCCTTGTAGGTGGCAAATAAACATGCCACGTACCTGATTTATCCATGAACGCAGTGCTGTCAATATTTGAAGTAGTTGCACCGTGAAATCCACCTGCAAGCCACAACCTGCCATCCCATACTCCTATATTTGGATATTGCAATCCCTGAAAAGGAATATTGCCAATATTAGTCCAATTAAGACCGTCTGTTGTGCTGTACACAGCTCTGTCAAATGTTTTATTTGCAGGTGTATTATCGTACTGACCTCCCGAAACAATATACATTCTGCCATCAAATACAATAAAAGCACCACTAATATTCTTACCCATATGAGTAAGTGAATTACTTACCAGTGTCCATGTTACACCTCCATCACCGCTTTTCCATAGATCAGTATAAACAGAATCAACGATATTCAGAGTGTACTTCTGACCGCCGCCCACATATAGCGTATCGTTAAATTCAACACCAGCATGTAAAACCCGATTTCGGAATGGACTGTTCGAATTAACTGTTTCATAAATTCTGAAGTCTTTTGTTTTAAAAACCTTTGCACGTTCATCGCTTGTATTCAAATAATCTCCGCCAATCAAGTAAGTATAACCATCGTTCGAATGAATAACAGCAGGGGTATGTACTTTTTGAGGTAGCAGGCATCTGAAAGCCCACGTAACACCCCCATCCCAACTATGCCATGAGCTGTCGTAACTTAAACTTGCATTCCAGCCTCCAATAATTATAATAGTGTCCTTATATACTGCTGTTGAAATACCGTCATACCATTGACTAATAGGATTGATTTTTATTCGCTCCCATAAATAACCCTGTTCATTGGCATCATTTTCAGTATAAGAACTTTCGGGAAGATAGCCAATTGAATCAGTACGTGAAGTAGTACCACTGCCACCTGTTGCAGCAATGGTAATATCATTGGTATTCTGTGTAATGGTTATTCCACTTCCTGCAACAATGCTTCTTAAATTTATTTTATTGCTGCTGGTATCTTTAAACACCTGTGATCCGCTGCCTAAATTCGTCGCACCGTTGATCAATGTGTAAGCAACTCCGCCGCCGCTAATCGTTCCCAAATCAATTAAACCGGTTGTTCCTGCAGGATATCTTGTACCGTTCACTTTTACAGCCATTGCAAATACACCACCTGTATCAGGAAGATTCAAAACCCTTGTAGTTGTTCCTGAGCCTCTGTTTATTTCTTTATAAAAAGAAGAAGTTCCGAATACAAGTCTGTACGGAAACAGTTGGCCTGATTCACCACCAGAAGCAGTGTGAAAAACATCAACATAAGGTGTGCCAGCATCGTTTGTCAACTGTGCATAATTGCTTCCTGATATTCTGATAATATCATTAGTTGAAGTGTTTCCTAAGTCAGTTGTTTGTTGCAAAGTTTGTGATCCACCTGCTCCAGATACTTGTTGCCAACTGCTGCCTGTCCATTTATATATTGATAAAGCAACAACAGCAATTGCATTTGAATCAGCTTGCGCAAGATGCGGCGTGTCACCTGGAATAATTATTGTTGATTTAAACTTTCCATTCCGCCACTCAAATCCGTACGAGTTTTGTATTTGCCGGTTTCTTGTTGAGTCATATTGCCCGTACATAATTAAAGGCAGCAGAAAAAATACTAATTGAATTACTCTTTTCATTGTTTTATCGTTTTAAAATCTTCTTGAATATATTACACCTTCATTTTTTACTCTTACTTCTGCTGCACCTGGAACAGTTATTGATTTATTCCACGGTGCACCAAATGTTCCGCCACCTGTATCACGGCCTGTTGCCTGATCAGGATCACCACCTGATCCTCTTTTAGTTGTTTGAAATACAACAGTAAACGTTGTTTGTTTCATTGTGTCTGCTTGATATCCGCCTGGTGCATCAACAGGACGGTTGGCAACATCTCCACCATACGTTACAAAATCTGCAAGACCTCTTTGAAACAGTCCTTGCGTATTTGGTAACCTGAATTTCTTAAGTGTTGAGTGAACAACAAACTTACCTACTGAATCTGCAGGATGAACATACAGACCTGAGGTCACAGTGTCATCAACAATTTTGTTGTTTGCTGCTAATACATTTTTTATCCACCAGTAAATTCTCGGATATTCATCACCGTCATACAGCGTACCATTTTCAATACCTGCAGTCGGATGATCTTTATATGACGCAACAAATTTTTCACCTACCATTGTAAGTCCTTTGTGTGAGCGTTCAACTTCCCAATAAGTTCCTTCTTTTACAAGTTTCAGATATTCACCTTTTGCAACCCATATTTCACTCAACTCATCTGTACCTAATTGAAAACCGTCAAAAAATATTTTGTCAATACCATCGCAAAGAATCCTGGTTTGCTTTTGCAACCCGCCGAATGATTGGAAGAAATAAAATTTACCATCAGGAACAGTTGCAATAGACGGCAGTGTTATTAATAAAGTTGCTGCTGCACTTGCAAGTTTCAATTTGTTATTATAATAAGTTGAATCAAGTACAGTATCAGCAGTTAAAGTTTGTATATCTTCAAACTCTGTTGAATTTGTTATTGTATTAATAGAACTTTTATAAGTTATTTCAACAATAAATACTTCCGATGTATCAAATGCGGTTCCGTTAATTACTTCTACAGTATCAACCGCAAATGTCCATTCTGTTGTCGGGATAAGATACCTGAAACCTTCTTTAAATACAGCTGAGATATTTTTACCAATAAAATAAGGATCAACTATTGTAGTTGCACCTGGAGCAGGATCATAAGTTCCTCCACCATCACAAGTATAGTATCTCTTTTCAGAAATGATTTGATTTGAAGCTGCGTCAACTACATATGTTGCAATTAAAGTTCCAATTGCTGTTCCGTCAACTGAGTTTCTGAAATCAAAATTATATGTGACAGGATCCAAATCAAAAGAAGCATTAACTGCTGTTGGAGCAGGACCAAACGATTGTCTTGTTGCTTCTATAGTTGGAGCTGATACTTTACGGACAATGACAAGCAGATAGTCTGTGATACCTGTGACACCTATTGAAATATTTACCGGAACACTCATAATTTTTTATTTTTATTCTATACCTAAAATTGGAATTGTATTGTTACTGCCGTCGCCGTCAACATCACCAAACAACTTTCTTTCTATATTATATACAACAACAAGGCGAACGTCATTTGATCCTGTTGACAGTTGAATATTACTGCTTCTGTTTAAACCTTCACGCAATTTTATTTTAAGTCCTCTGAACGGATAACCTTCAAGCTCATCAGAAATATCAAAAGCATTTTCATCAACTACTGCAAAATACTTATCATCAAGCTTTACTTCTGCACATGAAAAAATCCAATTTAACTTATCAATCAACCAGTCAGGATTGCCACGTTCATCTCCAACAACTGCTTCAAATGTTCTGTACGGTCTTGCTTTCAGTATTGTAGGATTCAGGTTTTCATCTTCATACATATTCTTTGTACCACCTGGTTTATATTTTCCTATATACATATCAACTCTCATTCCAAGTTCAATTCCTGTTTCCCAAATTATATCTGCATGATACCGCGGATTTTTATATTCAATCAAAACAGTATTTTCATGTTTCTCTTTTATACTGATTGGCTCACTTATCATTGTTTTAGTTACAGGTGCACCTGCTTCTATCTTTCTGAAATAACAACCAGGCTCAACAGCAGCAAGTGACATTTCAGATTCATACACATAAAAACCAGGTTCATATTTATTTGACCTGACATTTTGAGCAAGTACTGTTAAGACAACTGTCCCGTCTGGTTTAATCAGCGAAATATTAATAGGATCAAAGTTGCTTTCAAACTGAGTCCTGATTGTATCGTTGACCTGCCACTTTTGCTGAAAAGTTTCTTGCTGCAACCAGGGCATATCTAAAAGTTGCTCTGACAATAAATAATCGTCAAAATGTTTTGTCAGATATTGCGGTACTTCTGCAGGATCAACTTCAACCCACTTCTCTGGATTTATAAACGGTATAAATAACTTATTAGCCATAGTAATCAATTAAATTTTTTATATCTGTCTCAGGCATACAAAGTAATTTATAAACCTGTTTCTTTCTGCTGCTTGGCTCAATACCAACTGACTCAGGTAATCCAAAATACTCAGCACCTTTAAAAGTGAATTTGAAAACAGACAAAGGATTTATATTCAAATGATCCAGCAAATCAAGGTCACCTTGCGTTTCAAATTCAAACCATATTGGCTTGAAATACTTTGCATCTAAAGTCGAAATTAGTACATTTTCTCTTTCCGCGATTAAAGGATTTCCTGCCTGCAATTTATTGTTCTTCGATGACGTTTGAAAAGTAAGATATTTTGATTCCATTAAATCAAAGCAACTTTTTATATACGACCCGTTATTTATCAGGCAACGCTTTGGTGAAAGTTCTATATTGTATACAGAATCTTTTTCAATTAAGCCAAGCGCAGTTGCATTAATTGACCTGTCAAATAAATAAGTACCGTCAACTTGCGGAGTCGCTTCAATATGAAAACAATAAATTCCTGAATCCTGCTTGCTGTCTGTTGTTGCACGTTGTCCAAAACGAAGTCTTGTAATTTCGGCAGAATAACAATCAGTAATTACTTTAGAAACTTTATTTAATTCTTTTGATTCACGAAGTGCACCTGCAGACCATTCAAATGTATTATTAAATGATTCACGGCCATTTAAGTCTTCTTGCTGTTTATCAGGATAACCTATTTTTAAATTATTGAATAGAAATTCTTTTGCAGAAGAAACTTTCAGCTCTGCTATTTCACCTAAGTCAATCACAGACGTCTTATCAATTAAATCAATCTTGCGGTCCATCTTTACTTTACCTGCAGGCGTGAGTATTATACCTGCATCTTTGTATGTGTCCCAAAAACCATGAAAATCCGATATCGAAATTTTGATAACAGCTTCTTCAAACCCGCGCACGCCATCACCTGATGAAAAAACTTTAGTCTGTTCATTTGTCAAAAGTCCTGCTGCATCAATTGTAAATTGTCCCTCAGTTGCAAGTTCAATTAATTTACTGAATACATAGCCGGGACGAAGTGCACGTGTGATTGTTTGCTGATACCTGTATTTGTAATCTGCAATCAGTGAACCGTCTTCTTCGTAACTGTATAAAGTAAAATCGTCATTCTGATTTGCAATCATAAAAGGAACTACACGGGAATTTGCAGGTACTGTAAAAGTAGTTGTTCCTTGAAAATGATGTTTAATATTATACAGCAACAAAGGATCACCTCCGCCTCTTGAATCCACATTATGATTTGTATCTGTTGTAGAATTTGATAAGACGCGCAATTGAAAAAAGATTGTTGTTGCAAATATTGCACCTACACCAACGAGAGACGGTGTCATTTCAAAATCCCATGTAAAAGTCATCTCTTCAGGCTGCGCACCTGTTGTAATTATTTTTTCATCTAAAGGCCAAAGCACTGCAACATTGTTACTTGTTTCAATTCTGTTCTGTGTAACCGCGGAAACTGCATTTATTGATTCAGCAGTGACAAGTGCACAGCTCAATGTATGTCCACCACGATCATCGGCAACAGCGCCATTTGAAATATAGTATTGTGCTTTTTGAATAAGCGCAATACCATCATTCTTTATTTCAATTGCTTCAGGAACATTTAAAGGCAGTTCGTATGTTGTATTTTCATTTGCTTTTATATATTTAGTTATTCCTTCCTCTAAGATCGTCACGTTTACACGCGGGCCATTGTGCAGCCATGTAGTTAAATCAACTTCACCTGTATACAATTGTTTGTACCAAAAACCATATTCTGTCGGGTCAATAAATAAACGCTGTTCACATATCACTAAAACAATATCAGCTTCAACACCTTGTTTATAATATACATTTTTCAAAATAGCCGCACCATCTTCTACAAAGCCAAGCGGAATAGTAAATGAACGGTCAAGCCCGAAGTATTTTCTGTTGCGTTTATTTTGCACTGAAATATCTTTCCATCCGTCAGGATTGAATTTCAAAAAATAAGGATTGGATGAAATTACAAGTTGATAGTTTGCATCAACCCCGTAAAATTGCCCGGTAGACTTTTTCTTAAATCCATATATGTATTCATTACCTATCATCAGAAGTCAGTTTGTTCGTTTATATAATTCACCCACCAATCACCATACTTATGAATTGACATAACAGAATTAAATCCCGCACGCACGTGTAATTCTTTTTTGTTGCGTATTGTGTTTGTCAATATAGTAAGTTTTTTCTCTATACCATTGTCAACCTTTGTTGCGCCTGGTGCATATTCATTTATTTTACTGTCTCTGAATGCTGCAGCTATAATCGAATTGACCCACTGGTCTGCATCAGGATGAATACGGTCACCTTTACCGACGTGTGTCAGTGTATCTGTCTTAGGTGTAAAGCTGAATGATCCGTCAGCCCGTTCGTGCACTTCTGCCTTCCCACCGTCACCTACAATTGCAAGTCCTTCATAGTCTGTATAAAGACCTTCTTTGAATTTAGGAATCGGACGGGCAAGTGTTGCAGCCAATTGAAAAGCACCTAAAGCAATAACCCATGGAACAAGCGACGGATTTGAAAGTGCTTTAGTGGTTGCAATGGCTGTGTTTGCAATGATCTCAGCAATTGCAATACCGCGGTTAAAAACAGCTGCATCATAATCAAGTTTTTTCTGTCTGCGCGCAAGTTCATCTTTTTGACTTTGCGCTTTTACATTGATAAGAGAGATTGCATTTACTTTTTCCTGCTCAGATAATAAACTTAAATTGACTGCTTCAATTTCTTTTTCTTTCTTAATATCAATTTGCTGAATCAGTTCCTGTATTTTATTTTTCTCTTTGTCATATTGACCAAGCACAATATTCTGTAACACAACTGCACCTGCCCTGATTGCTTCTTCACGTTTAGTTGCAACTTCTTGCTTAGCTTGTTTTTTCTTTGCTTCAGCATCATTAAAATTTGCTGCATCTTTATCATACAGCGCTTTTTTCAATTCAAGAATCTTGCGCTCAGTTTCAATTGTATCTTCTCCAAATATTGCCTGGATTTGCAACAAGTCAGTATAATGTTGGATTTGTCTTTCTAAATCCTGTTTATCATAGCGCTTATTAATATCTTCCTTACTCTTGTTATAATCTTCAATATTTGTTATACGGCCTTCAGTAAAATCAAGATCAAGTTTTTTCAGTTCTTCAAAACGCTGTTTCTCTGCGTCCAGTGATTCTTGACTGTCTGTCTTATTAAATGACTCATCAAGATTCTTACGCATTTCTGCAACATGTTCTTTAATTGCTGCAGCATTATCTTTATATAATTGTTCACGCTTACCAAAATAATCTTCAAGTATTAAGTTTGAATCAATTGAATACTTATTCTCAATTGCAAGTTTCTCAGCCGGCGTAAGTTCTTTATTCTGCAGGTCAAAGCGTTTCTGTGCAAGCAGAATAACTTCACGCTGTTCCTTGTATAAACGTAATGCTTCAAGTCTGTCCAATACTGAAAGCTTTTCATTCTCAGCATCATTTAAAAGCAGTCTTGCTTTTTCTTCAGCAGACTCTTTTATGATTTGGAATGTTGCAGCAGCTTCACGCTTGGCAATGTCTTTTTGCTTTTCAATATTTTTCTCACGGTCTTTCTGTGCTTTGTCATTTGCATTTTTCTGAGCAGCAAGATTCTCAGCAATATTTTTATTCTTTAAATCTTTTAACTGCTCTTCTATATCAGCTTCTTCAGTTGCATTTCCTCTAAAAGTTTCTTGGCGTACTTTCAAATTGAATTGCTCACGCTCAAATATTTGATTGCGTATTGCCTGCAACTTTTGTTCACTTACACCACGCGCCTCAGCAATTTCAAGCTCACGTTTCAATTCATTCAAATTACCTTTATTTCTGTTGCGCTGTTTTTCCTGTTCATCAGATATATCACCAAGTGCTTTTTTATGTTTCTCAAGTGCTTCAGTTTGTGCATTAATTTCTTCCGTTGTTTTTTCAGTCTCTCCACCAAACACACCCATTGCATTTGCAGCAACAAGAATCAATCCAATTATTACACCAATACCAGAAAGTAACAAAGCAATTCTGAATGCTTTCAATGCACCTGTTGAAGCGCCAACTACTGCTGTGTAAACTGATTGCGAAAATATAAGTGCTTTTGTCCGTAAATCCTGCACAAGCAGCATTGCAGAATTTTCTTTTTGCAGTGCATTTTGAACAGCCTGCAAACTTTGCAAAATTGTCATGACAGCCTGCAATTTCACAAAGGTCTTCTGGAGCTCTTCATTTTCATCTCCGAACAAAGCTGCTGCGCCTTGCACTGCACCGTATGCTCCAGCAAGACCTTGTGCTGCACCAATCAATCCATCAAAAACAAATGTATCACTGCCTAAATTTTTAGTTGCTGCTTTTACATCGGCTAACTGATCTTTTAATTCACCAGTCTTTAATGCAAGTTCTTGATAAGTTTTTGATCCTTTCAATCCTGCATTCTCTAAATCAATTAATGCTTTTGTATTAGCTCTGATTTCAACTGCTGCATTTGCAAATCCTGCTGACTGTGAATTTACCAGCTGATTTAAAAGTCCTGCTTCTTTTTCAAGTTGTTTATAAACATCAGTTTGCTGCTTGCCTTCACGCAGCATTACTTCCATCTTTGTATTTACATCTGCTAAAGACTTTTGAAGTATAACAACAGCACCTGAATAGTTACCAATATTTTGTTTTTGTTTCTCTGCAGTTGTCCCGGTTTCTTTTAAAAATTTATTATACCGTTCAATCTTTACAACAATATCATCGTATTGCTTTTTCTCTTCTTTATTAATTAAATTCAATTTATCTTTCTGCTGTGTCAACACTTTTATCTGTGCAATTGCGCGCTCACGTGACCCAACAACAGCAAGTTCTGCCTGCGCATTTGCTTTCATTTCTGCTGTCAGCTTTTGTGTTTCAACACGGTTGACTGCAGTCTGCTTTGCATAATTAGTTTGAATAGTTTCCAATTTTGCCTCTGACGCAAAACGCTGTGAAAGAGTTTGCACATACGCTTTTGTTTCTTCCTTTAATTTGATTGTTGCTTTCAATCCTGCTTCAGCATTCTTTGCAACGTCACCGCTTTTCACAGATGTTGTAAGATCAACTTTCACTTTGCTTAGCTGATCATAGGCACTGTAGACCAACTTCAATTGGTCCTGGATAAACTTTGTGTCTTCTCCAAATTTCTCTCTGTCTACATATTTACTTATAAGTTCCTCAGCCATTATTTTTTATTTTTCAAAGTTTCATAATATTTGTTCAGACGTTTTATTCTTTCACAAAATTCAAATACTGTTATGGAATCTAAAATTTGATACTTAGCATGATCGGAGAGAGTGATCAGAATGCTGTTATAATAATTCTCGTTTGCAGGTTCTTCTTGTTTAAACCGGTGCTTCTTTTCGATTTCATTAAACTGGATAAGTTTTAAATCTATCTGTACTTTGAGCGCCTTGTTCCTGCTTGCAATACGACGGAGATCGTTATGTTTTTCTTCACCAAATCGAAATTGTGTTCCGTGAATTTTATTCAGTTCATCTTTCCAAAACTGAGTGTCTTCAAGTTCCAGTATTTCAATTAAGACTTCAGTCAGATCAAAATTAATTTTCAACAGACTAACTTCTCTGTATAAAGATAAGTAAAGTTTATGTTCATTCGATCCTACAGCGTCAGAATATTCCTGTAATATGTTAACCCAAGCCTGTGTAAGCTCTTCTTTAGGCGGTTTACCTTTTATAATAAGCTGATCCGGGTCTTTATCGCAAAGGCACTTGATAAAAATCTTTAACGGTAACTTACTGATGGAATGATAATACTTCCAGGATATTGAATCCGCTTGTGATTGCAAATTCTGCTTCTGCGAATTTCCAGTCTTCTCCTTCTTTGTAGATTGCAATATCTTTTTGATTTTGGATCGCATACTCTTTTGCTTTTGATCGTGTGAAATTTAGTTGCTTGTCGCGTTCTTGCTTTGATGATATACAGCCGTCACAGCTCATTGTCTGAAATTTATATTGATTACTTTTGAAATTCGTAATTGTATTGCAGGTCCTAAATTTGTGTCTAAATAAAAACCTTTATAAGGACCTGACAATCCAAAAATATTTTTATACTTAAATTCAAGCTCAGGTCCTTTATCATCTTTGCTGATTATATCAAGTACATCATTGCCAACTTCCACATCAATCAACCGTTGAAATTCTCCAGTCACAAAAAGATCAGGTGTTCCTTCCTCAGGTATTGAGCCGGTTGCTTTCTTTGCTTTTGCATATTTACCTGAATGATATTTAGGCCGTATAGGTTCGCCTTTATTGGTGATACCCATAAGCATTTGGATTTTATTTTCTGTTTCAAAATCAACAGTAGTTTCTTTCAGTGACTCAATTATAATTGCGTCAGTATTTAATTGGAGACTTTTTTCGTAGAGAGATTTAATAGTTTGCATAACTTATAAACTGTTTTTAGTTTTGTTTCTCTCATAGGATCATCTTGATAATAATGCGGATATTGTTCACAGTGTTTTATAAATTCATCCTCATTTAAAAAAGCTCCGACTTTTTTAGGGTCGAAGCTTATTTTATCGTATTTCACAGGATTGTTATTTAGCGATCAAAACTGCCACGCCTTCTGTGTCCAGCACATCTAACCCGTCTAATGTCAAAGGATCTTTGAAGTTAAACTGAATCAGTGACGCTCCGGCGATTGCTCCGTATTCAGTAGGATCAATTGTGATTGCCCAACCTTTCTTTGCATCATCTTTTGCAACTGCATCAGGAACATGGTTTGTTGCAAGTGCTGTACCAGACTTCACGTCCCATGCACCAACAACAGCAAGTTCATCAGCATACATATCATATAAATCAATAACAACACCCGGTTGTGCTGTTTTGATATATGCTTTCACATAAAAGATTTCAGCAGCATGTGCAGCAGCTGATTCCAATGTTGCGTCCAGTAATGCTTTAATGTTGTTCTGATTTACATCAGCCAAATCCAGGAACACTGCATTGTCATAGTATTCAGTTGTATCAAGAATTGAAATGACAATTGTTACAACACCCTCTTCAACGTTTTGACCTGTTGCAGCTTTCTGTCCTGATACAAATACTTTTGCTTTTGCACCGATTACTGATGTGCCGCTTAATGTTCCCCATAAACGGTTGTTTGCATCAAATTCAACCAGGCGCACAATCTGATTGTTGAATTTGCGAAGGCGCTTTACCTGTTCTGATCCTGCAAACATCTTTGCAGTATAAGCAGGTTTGCCTTCAAGCAAAATGGTTTTAAATCCCTGGTTCAATGATCCCTCTTTGTTTGATTCGCTGGAGTCAACCAGGTCTTCAATAACAGGGAACAGGAATAATTTACCAGGATCCTTTTTTGGAAGCAGGCTCGCTTCCTTCAATGCCGCTTCAAGTAAAGCAGCAGACGCATAATCAGCAGCGAGAATTGACCCGCCGAAGATTGCAATCTTTTTTGTAATGCCTCTTGATACGTCACACAGAACGCCGCCTGTATTCGCACCAACAAATCCGCATAATGAATAAGACATAATTTAATTATTTAAAATGTTAACACCTTTTGTTTTTTACTTTCAATTCAACTTGCGAAAGCTCCATACAATCCACTACATCATTGAGCACTGTCTGCTGTGCTTCTCCCCAATAATACCTGTCTGTCATTTTATGTTTGCTCTGGAAAAAAATCGTGCTGTGCACTTTCATTTGAGCAATCAATTCATTATAGATAGGATATAAAACCGGTTTGAATACATTTGTCATACGCTCAGCAGCTTTGTAATTCTTTTCAGATTGCTGAATGATGAACAGCCGTAAGTCTCTGATCGTTCCATAATTACCAAGGTCTTCAGCGATTGAAATTGTGAACGGTTGCACTAACCAAATGAGCGGGAACTTTTTGTCAAATGTTCCGGGGCTCTTTGAATACTGTACAAGCGTTTCATTTAATTCTCTCACATACCCGTAATGAAAACCTACTTCCATATTTAGTTTGGCTGCAACCTTTTGAACGATTGCAGTAAACTCATCGACAACAACATATGGAGGATTGTTCATCACAGATTCAACGTATTAATAGTATGTAACAAATCATAATTCTCTTGACTCATATGATACTGCTTGAACTCAGGATAAAGTGTTTCATTCACAAGAAGAAAATCCAATAAGCTTTTATTCATCTCCACCATTTCATTCCAGGAGTTGCGCTGTTTGTTTTGTGAGCCAACTCTCACAGCGTTTTCCGGTTTGATTGTTGCTTCACCTGTTCCTGTTGTTTCAGAAGAACGGTTGCGCAACCAGTAGAAATAGATGTAATTAGCAATTGGACTTTTCTTCAGTATTGGAACTGTAACACCTGACACATATTTCTGAGAAACTTCTACTGTAACAACTTCCGTGTTGTTCAACGTGATACCGTTCAAAAGATTGATTGTGTTTCCTGTCTGTGTCCACTCTGTTGAGGGAACCAGAAACCTGAATCCTTCTTTAAAAACTGTCTTCACTGTTTTTCCTGTAAAGAAATTGTCAACAATAGATGTTGCACCATTGACATGTGCCCCGTAAAATCTCTCAGTAATCAAAACAAGATCACCAACTGAGTCAACAACAATTTCATCATCATCCTCTTTCAATCCTGCCCATTTTCTTTGGGCACCTTTAGCGTCCAGGTACTCAACACCGTTTAAGATATCAAGATACTTTTGAGTGCTGTCTGTTATACCTTGCTGCAACAATTTATTGAAAGCATAGCCAAACATCTTATCCAGATATTTTCTTTCATACTTATCAATATAAAGCTGCAGCTCAGTTGCAACTGACGGCTGTCCAAGCTGAGCCACTAAAAGGTCTCCAAAGAAATATGATGCAGTGATAATTGACATTGCTTACGCTTTTACTTCTTCTTTTACTACTTTAGCTTTACCGGGTAACTTGGCCTTGCCTGAAGCAATTAACTTCTCAGCAAGATTTGAGTGAACCATTTCCTTTGCGCCGGCTTTTTTGAATCCGCCTTTTGCACCGTCTTCAGTCCATTCAATTTCTGTCATGTCATTCGGTTTAATTTTCTTTTCTGCTGCCATTGTTTTTGTTTTTAAAAAATTTGATAATACTTAATACTGGATTTCAAAAACGGGGCACGATTAATGCGGATTTGTCTGTTGATACAGAATCGCTTTATAACTTAGTGAACTTGTTCCTGTCTGTGTTATCAGAGGTCTGTAATACAACCATGCTTTTGGAGCTTGAGTAAAGCCATACACATTTGTTGCATCTGTCAAAGTATCTGATGAGATAGTATAATAAGTCACACCGTCATTTGAACCCTGCCATTTTACAGTTCCTGCAATTGTTCCCGAAATTTTTGTAACAGGAACCTGGATTGATACAACATCAACCCATGCTTTCACTTTCAATACAGGACCTTCTGCCGCTGCTTGTGACGCTGTGTCCAACGCCACTCCGTTAGGATTGGTCATTGCGGTCTGCGAATAACTCACAGTAAACAGCATCAAAGAAATCGCAATAAATAAAAACTTTTTCATATTTTGTTCCCTCCTGATTTGGTTTATAAATTATGGTTTCAGCAGCGCTGCTTTCACAGTTGCAAAGGTTGTTTTAACCCATGATCCTGTGTAAGATGAACTGATGTAAGAATGGAAAAACATTTCTGCAATAATTCTGAAACGGTTGGTATCAAAATCACTTGTTACATTGGTAACATTCGCACCATCCTTTGTGATCTCTAAACCATAGCCCATTCTGATTGTCACCGGTTCTTCTTCAATCTTGTACAAACGTGATTCACCAAGAATCAAATCGCCGGCAGTTACTTTTGTGGAAGTAATAACACGGAAGCCCATGATAATTGTATCACCATTTGCACTGTACACAGGAATTGTTGTGTAAAATTCGCCGGTAGAAGTTTGAGCAAGTGCCATTCTCCATTTGTCCTGCGGATTAATCACCAGCGTATCAGGAATGAAATCCAAACTTTCAATCTGAGCAGCAACTGCACCAATTGCATGGTAATCATTTGGAGCAACAATCTGATCGTCAAGTGTGGTTCCTGTATAAGCAGCTGAAGCAGTAACTAAATCAGCAACAATCAAGTTTGCATAATCCCTGGTAAGTTTTTCACTCAGCAATTGTTCAATGATTGCATATGCTTCTTTACGGAATTTCACAAACTCTTCAGTATATACTCTTTTACCTGCAAGTTTTTTTGCCTGGCTTGTATTACGCACAAGGCCTGTGCTTGTCAATGGTTTCAAACCACCTTCAGCAACAATTGCAAATGCTCCCTGCTCGTCACCTTCTTCCATCCAAGTTTTATATTGAGTTACAGCTGCAACAGAAACTCTGTTTACAACATCCCAAATATACTCGTAAGGCCGGCGCTTTTTGGTAAAAGCATCCACTGAAAAACTGTTGAGAATATCCTCAGGAATGTTTCCGTCATTTACAGCAACGTTATCAACGATTGTCATAATGGCTGCTGCCCTGGTATTCAATACCACTTCAGTATTAGCCTGACGCCCGTTAAATACGCGTTCAACACTTTCCATAAACTTCTCATCCTGCATTGCTGCACGGATCGCATTCAGCTTCTGTTCTTTTTGGTCACCGCGGTTTTTTAATTTCTCAAATTCACCGGCTAAACGTTTCACTGTGTCAATTGTTTCCTGAGGTTTAAACGTACGCAATGCCTCAACAGGTAAACCTTCAAATGCTTTATTGATAAGATTACTTACTTCATCGGCTTTTTGATAACCGCGGGTAGCAAGTTCTGTCTCAACTGTGGATTTTACTTTTGCAAGCAGTTCTTCCTGCTCTGTGATCTTGCCTCCGCTTCCACCAGCGCCTGCATCAAAAAAGATTCGTCTTTTCATTTTGTTTTCTTTTAAAGATTTTCAATTAAAAATTTATAATCAACTTTTCCAGTCTCCGTCGGCTTCTCTTCGTTCTTAATGTCAATGAGCCGCAGCTCTTGAGCCCTGAACTCGATAAGTGATTTTTGCCTGGTGAATAATTGCCTTGCCTGTAAACGGTCTTTGCGCGGAAGAGTTTCAATGAAAGCTTCCATTTCCTCTTCCAAATTTTCAACATCTTCAGCTGTCCTTACTGTAAATGTTTCCATGTCTGACGGGATAGTTGCAACTGATCCCTCCATCAAAATTGCTTCGGTGATAATTAATGCGTCTTGCACTTCGTCATACCGGATTTTATTCTCACCCCAAATATAATTGAATCCGCCGCTATAGTTGTTCAATGTTCCTGAGCGGATTTGTTTCAGCGCATTATCTGCCCAAGGTACATCGTCCAATGGTTTTGTTTTGAAGTATAAACCGATCTCATCTTCAAGTAATACTTCAAACAGCGATAATGGTTCTGCTGTCCTGTGCTGATAAAGAAATTTGATTTCATACTTAGCACCGCTGTTTGGGCCATTCTCACGGATTGATTTGGTAAATGCACCGCGTAAAAATATTTCTTTGTATGAATTTTTCTGTCCCCATATAAATAAATATCCTTCAACAACCCTTGTGTCAAGACTTGCTTTTGCTCTTTGCTGAAAGTCTGCAGGCAAATCATTGAAACAAACATTTGACTGAGACATTAAACCCGCTTGCGCTTTACGTTCCAGGAGCTGCGGGTGGAGTTGGTTTGTTTTCATTTATATTAAGATTTAAAGTATTATTCAATAAAATAAGTTCTTCCGGAGTCATTTCAAACAGTTTCTTTGTATATATTGGTAAATTCATTTTCTCATTACCTGTTGAGACTATCCAATCATTTAGTGAACAAATACCATTTTTAAAACGTTGTAAATATATATTACCATTTCTTTCATCAACTTCTGCTTTTGCTTTTAAGTCTTTTTGCAAGTATTCAATATGAGAATAATCTGCTCTGAGATAACGGCGCTTTAAATTAAAACCCATTCTTGTTGTGAATACATTCGCATAGCGCTTGGCCATTGGAATAATAACATCAGTATAGAAAGCTGTCATTTCTGACTCTGTGTTATTAAACGTTGACTGATCTTTTCTCGGCGCCAAATGTTGCGGCACACGGAGCACTTTATAAATGACAAGAGCATCCATAAGAGTTTCCTCAAATGGCTGCATTTCTTCAATGGTCATTGATGACTTAACAAAATTAACAGGCACATCAGAAATTCCCACTGTATCACGTCCGCCTGTCAACCCATAATCTTTATTTAGTTCTTTACGAAGTTCTTTCTTTTCTTTTGGTAACAATGCAACTGTTCCTGATTGATCTGTTGCTGTACTTACCCACATTCCCATTTGTCCGCGTTTAATATAAATTGCACCGCGTGCCTCATATACAGGAACTAAATTCTTGATTGCCATGTCAGCACCTTTCAAATATGATTGGCAATTGTTTAAATCAAATTTTCCTTCGAGATGTGTATTGAATAACGGAACAACATTCTCACGGTCAAATGAACGGCTGCCGATTTTATAGGCAAGAACAATATCATTGATGTCAGTGGCTGAATAAATATCTGCCTGCTTATCCATTACCACTGTTACATTTGGCTCTTGCAAATTATACCAAGATAGAATATTCTCATGCGTTACTTCTAATGTTCCAGGTCTGTTTAAGTAGAAAAAGTTACGACCTGTCAACAATTCATAACATACTGCCTGATAAATTAAATCCCTTATATCCATAATGGGATTGGGCACAGAAAATAAACGGTTAAAGTCTTGGTCACGGTAATCAACTTCATCATTCCAATCTTTTAGCAGTTGCCAATTGCAATCGCTTACCCTGCGGGCAATCTCGTGAACAGGTGCAAAGATTTCTGGAACCGCATAAAATAATGTTATATAATTTTGCCTTGCATAAAATCCATTCAACAAATTGTAGAATGTTTCTTGCAAGGCACTTGGTTCATCAGTAGAATAAACCTGTTCACTATTCTCTGTTTCAATGAAAACTTTACTTGGCACTGAGTCTCTTTGCTCAATGCTTTGTTCTTTTGTCCTCTTGATTTCCAATCCGAATAGTCTCATATAACTGTAAAAGTAATTGTTTTAGTATAAATGCGAGAATTTTTTTCTAAAGTGTGAAGCAGCCATTGAAAGTACGTCTGGCGCATCATCATGCTCAGCTGCTTTATTGCCTTCTTGATTCTTGAGATACGTTGTCAGAAAGAACATGAATTTTTTATACTCAGGAAACTTTTCCCAATCCTCTCTGAAGTGTACATGATTAATAATAAATGCAGACTCAGCAAGAATCCTGGTTTGTTTATTGGTTGTTGGTTTAATGATTCTGAATGAGCAGTCCTCAAATTTCTCATGTACCATTTTACGCAATGCCTTTGCCGTTTCCATCCAAGCAAAGACACCTTCATAATCCACTGACTGAATTTTTTTACTGATTATATTATCCCTGCAACGTTCATTGTTTTTATCTGATCCGTCTTTATTATAAATAACGTCCATCAAAAACAAATCACCATACTCACCTTGTAAATATAATTCCACACCCGCAAAGAAGTCACCTCCCTTATTCGCGGGGTCAATTGACTGATGAGAATATTCACTCTTGCTCATATCAAAGTTTGCTGCATTGAATTTCTTTAAGCGGTCAATTGGGAACATCAGACCTTTAGCCTCAATTGGCTCTTGCTGATATTCCGCTTCCCATATCATTTCATCTACATCAGCTTTGATCTTTAAATATTCTTCAGTTGATTTTACAGCACTGCAAAATGTTTCACCGTCTTCATTGAGCGCCGGAATTTTAATCACAATCGAAACACGCTTTGACTCAATCGCTTTACCGATCACATCACGCTTGCTCCACCTGGTTCCTATGAATATTTCAGGACAACCTTTTTCCATACGTGAATCATGTGACCCTTGCTTCCACATGAACACTGATTCGTTATACGTTTCAGATAATGCTTGCATGAAACCTGAATACAGATCATCAGTGATTGCAAGGTTTGCACCGAAGCCGATGATATTTGTTCCCACACCACCACCAAAATATGCACCTTGCTTAGATGAGGTCAATGCCCAACCGTCAATGTTCTGTTTATCATTAGCCAATTCGATCTTTGGAAAAACAGCTTTATATTTTCTGTCCTTTATTATATTACGTACGTCGTAAGAAAATTTTCTGTACAGTGCTGAAGTAACCGTGTTTCGCATGATACACAATGTCGGATGATTACCCAACCACCAGGCACAAAATAAAGAAGTGATATAACTCTTGCCTGCTCTTGGTGCAAGTGAAGCAGATATATTAGTTGTTATTCCCCTGTCATAGTCATCCGATAATTTTTGAAATGCTTCAGCGATCTCAGATAAAAAAGCCCGCCCTTGAAAAAAGGCGGGGTCATATCCCTTACAAAAAACCCAGAAATCCCTCCTGGATAACTCGTTTTGCGCATGTATTTTTAAAGCATCAAGTATTATCTGGTTTCGTTCCATTGATTAAAGCTTTCAGTTCTTCTGTTGATAATTTGGATAAGTCAGGCGATGTATTCAAGTTTACATTTAAACTTTGATTTGCATCGAAGCCAAGTAACCGCGCCATCACTTCCAGCGCCCTGACTTTATCCCCCTTGCGTATCTTCTTAGTAACACCGATTTTTATTTTCTTATCTCCTCTGCCCGCATTCAACTCATCAATCTCAATTGAAATAATTGCCCCTGCGTTATTGTCATCAATATCTTTCACTTTAACCATACCATCATCACCATCAAATAAATTCCTGATATCAGCAAAGGCAACTTTCTTTAGCTCTCCAATAATTTCATCCAGCGTTACTTTGTTACGTTCAGCTGCTTCCGCTTTCAATACTGCCAAGCGTGCAAGTATATGCGGATTTCTTATAAGATAAGTACCAATAGTTGTTGCGGCACCTTTAGACCATCCCGCTTTTATAACTGACTCACGGGCGTTACTGCTTTTGGTATATTCCAAGCAAAACTTTTCAGCCTTGTCAATCATTTTCTTTGACCGTGACCAAAAATCAAGTTCCATATATCCTTTTACATCCATAGCATGCTAAGATATGACTTATTTTTTATTGAATGTTCGCAACCTATTTTTCAAATAACTAGCTTGATGTAGTGTCACTTTTTAAACAATTGCTCAAAATCCATTGGACAACTGACTGCTTCCACTAAATCTTCCCAATCTTGAAGATGCTCAGCGCTTATTGTAAATCTTGAATAATCAAACCATATATAAGGTTTCTCATACAGTTTAAAATAAGTAGACAAGCTATTAAACATTATATCAATAATATGATACTGCTTACCTTTTTCAATCCAACTATCTGGTAAAAATTGTATTGATTCATTTATATCGTCTATACACAAACAAGGTATCATGATTTTGAATATTTTTCTATTCTTGCTTTGACTGCTCTGATAACTGCATCTTGCATCTTATCCTTACCCTCAAGTGCTCTGATCACATCTTCATCCATTGTATTTTTCACAATCAGCCGTGTATTAATTACTTTATCTTTCACACCAGACCTATGCACGCGTTTCATTCCTTGCTGATATAATTCCAAACCCCACGGACACTGATACCATAAAATATTGGACCCGCCATGCTGCAGATTTAAACCATGACCTGCTGAAGCAGGATGAACGACTAACATTTTTATCTTACCTGCATTCCAGTCCGCAATGTCCTGGTTATCTTTCAGCGTCCGTGCAAATTTGAACTTTTGCAATATCCTGTCCTTGTCACTGATATAAGAATAGAATACAAGCAACGGCTTTCCATTTAACTCTTCAACAATTTCTTCCAATGCTTCAATCTTTTCGTCATGTACCACATGCACACCCTTATTTTCATCATACACACAGCCATTTGCAAATTGCAATAACTTATTTGTAAGTCCTGCAGCATTGGCTACTGAAATTTCTTTATCAGCTAAGGCAAGTACCTGTTCGCGTTCAAACTCATCATACTTTGCCTGTATTGCAGGCGGCAATATAATAATCCGGTTATTATCTATTCTTTCAGGCAGTTCTAAATAGTCTTCTGTCTTCATTGAAAAACATATATCCCCAATACGGTTAAAAATTTCTTTCCTGTAAAAATCATCACCAAATAAATCATTGCCTTTTTTTAAGTTATAACTGAAGATCACATAACCGTCTCTTTTTCCAGGATCAAAATACAATTCTCTGTACTTGCTGAATTTTTCTCCCAACCGTTTGCCTTTGTCCAGTAAATACAACTGACTCCACAGATCAAGTAAACCGTTCGGTGCAGGTGTGCCTGTCAATCCTGCAATCCGTTTAATATACATTCTTACAAGCCGTAAGGATTTAAACCTTTGTGACTTTGGTGATTTAAAACTTGACAATTCATCTATCACCACATTATCAAAGGGCCAATTGGACCCGTATAATGCAACAAGCCATACCACATTCTCTCTGTTAATTATATAAATATCTGCTTTCTCAGTCAATGCCCGCCGCCTTTGTTTATCCGTGCCAAGTATTTTTGATATGGTTAAATGTTTCAAATGATCCCACTGTTCTATTTCTCCAGACCATACGCTCTCAGCAACTTTCTTTGGCGCAATGATTAATGTCTTTTTGATTTCTTTACGCTTTATCAATTCAACCAATGCTGTTAAATAAATAACAGTCTTACCGAGTCCCATATCCAAAAACAAACCAATCTCAGGTGTCTTTAATATAAGATCAGTACAGTAACCTTGATAATGACGTTCTTTATATTTCATTTACTTTATCTTTTGAATCAATTACTAATACTGTAAATCCTAATGCTTCAAACTGCCGCTTGACAAATGCCTGCCGTGCACGTAATTTTTTACCCGGTGCTTTTGTCTCAACAAAGATGATCTTACCGCCAGGTAAAAGAATGATCCTGTCCATCACACCAGAAAACCCAGGTGAAACGAATTTCAAAGCCAATCCGCCTTTTTTCTTTACCTGGTCTCTTAAATACGTTTCAATATGCTTTTCCGATAGCGGCATGTTTTGTTCTTTTTTTCTTCGGCCCTATATACGTATAGCCATTAGACCTGCAATTGTATATTTAGTGTCGTTTTATAGTCTAATTACCATTTGTTTTCTGTAAGTATTATTTATGTATGCCTTTAATATAATATAATAATAATCAATCAGTTAAATGGCATTTTAAAGGAATACTACTTTTTTCAGTATCTGGTTATCAACTACTTATATGATTTGTTTCTTCGGTGTACCAGTTTTTTGCTACTCCATCACTTCTCGGTGTACTTTTCGCTCTTTTTTCGATTTCGGCATATTACCTACGCCACCAGTTCTTCTAAACTGTACACCCTTTTATATGATCCTTTATGACGCGGATAGTAATTTCCAAAGCGCACATAGTCCTTTTCCTTCACCCAATTCTTTACTTTGTGCATGACTTGCTTGATCCTTCTGAGTCCTGCAATTTCCAGCGGTTCCTTCCGCTCAAGTGCAACTTCCCACAATTCATACTTACAAACTTTCGAACGTTGTACCAGGTCACTGTCTTCTTTCAAATGCTGTTCATAATTATTTACAAAATCAATTTTATCCCACTTGGTTAATTCATACCAATTCTTCGGCACTTTCATATCAAGGTAGTTCCGTATCTGCTCAGTCATTGGATCCTCTTCTGTATAGTCTTCCTGTATCATAACAGCTTCTGCATTCAGTGCTTTAGGCAGATACAATGGTTCTTTATTTCTAAACATCACAACTGCTTCCGCCCATATCTGGTCAATTTCATCCTGCTCAATGTCAAACACCACCCCCTCCGGCTCATTTTCAAACGTTGCCACCGGCCAAAAGCGGCGGTTACCTGTCTGCGACTTTAAAAAGTCAAACGTATTCGTAGAAGCAAAAAAGATACATTGTCTGAGTCTGTGCTCAGTCGTACGCGCATACGGGCTCCGGTATCGGTCTTGTCTTGCAGATATAAAAGACTTTACCCTTTCGACTTCGGCCTTAGCCATACCAGCCAATTCACCTATTTCGATGATCCACACACCCTGTATCTGTTCGTAGGCTTCCTTACTCTGCAACATGTGCATATTAAATGAATCAGTAAACCATTTCCCGCCTAACTTATCAAACAGCGCACTTTTACCCTGTCCCTCTTCCCCCACAAGTGTTAAGATATTATCGAACTTAATTCCAGGGACCATGACCCTTGCAACACAAGCCACCAGTGATTTACGGGTAACTGTCCGCGTATAAAGATCATCACGTGTCCCCAAATATTTCACCATAAGACTATCCACACGCTGCACACCATCCCACACAAGCTTATTTAGATAATCAACAACAGGATGAAAGCGAAATTTTTCAAGTACAACAAGCAATCCTTTTTGCAGTTTACCATTGCCGGGGGAAAGTTTGTAAACTTTCTCTATATAGTTTTCAATATTAGCAAGATCATTATCATTAATAATCCTTGATCCAGTCGTCACTTTGCGCCACGGTAAGTTCCGTTTGAAAATTGCCTGCTGTTCAAAATCATCAAACGCAATATTCTGATAAAACAACGGATCGTGTTCCAGTATGATCGCTATATTATTAATCGTACTTAAATAATTTCCCTTGCGGTCAATGTCCATTTTCTTCAGCCACTCAGTCCCTCTTTCCTCTATACTTTCATTTGCACTTAAATCAATTTCAACTTCTGCAAATGCTTCCTGTGCACTCATCACTTTTGCTTCACCCAGTTGCTGCTTTATAAAAGTGTCCTTTGCCGCAAAGTCACACATTGCTAAATAGCTTGGCTTCTTATTAATCGGCACATCAGGATCATCTGAATCAAGCAAAGCATATTTATGTATGCGTACAAGATCAAATGAGTTGCACAAAATGTTTGATGCAGGATCAGTTGAATGATGTGAATACAAAAATTTGTCATCGTAAACAATTACACCTGCTGCTGTTGATCCTTCTTTATAGGTATAACGCCCTTCAATTGCACACGTCTCATAAACGTCACTCAGAAAATTTTCAATGCAAGAGCTGATTGAATAAGCGCGGTTGAAAGCGCCGATCAGTCCCGGTTTTTCCCATGGCTCGCCTTGCCGCTTTGCATCTTGCTTGAGTGCTTTATTTTCTTTAATTGCCACCGGCCATTCTGAAACATCTTTCCAGTCAACATACGTTCCAAGTACCACGTCAGGATCAAGCCATTGTCCCTGCTGTTCCTGGAAAACATACTCACCGTCTTTCGGTGTACTTGGCCAATACATTAAACGGTGCGGCTGATACCCGGTCGGGTCATATTGGTCAATGCCTGTGTCACCTGCAATCCTGCGGCAAATAGCAGTGTACTCATCACAAAAAACTTCTCGGGCCAGTGGGATGACTAATCTGTAACGGGGACTTTCAGCAGTGTGTTTATGAGTAGAATAGATTGCTGCAGCACAATCATATTGCAGACAAAACCTTTCCCAAAAATCTTTTTCTGCGTCATCAGCATCAAGCGTCAGCAGTTGTCTTGTTGTAACAGCCGAAGCAAGACGCCTGCCGCCTGCCAAGTGTCCGCCAACAAAACCCCCGATATCTTTGATCTCATCCTGCCGCTCTTTTTTGAAAGTGACATATTCAGCCAGCAGTTCAGCAGTCCTGTGTGTGTCTTTAATCTTCGCAATAAAAGTCTCCCACGATACCTGCTTATTCTGCCACTTCTTATCCAGTCGCGATTTCCCCGTTGCAATATTAAACTTCATAAATCTTTTTTATACTTATCACAAAAACCTAATTCATAAACACCATTTGTAGAATATTTCCCAACATCAATAAGATTACAAGTTAAATCATCTAAAGTTGAAGAATGAATACAATTAAGACAGCATTTAATATTTAGTTCTTTATAATTATTTGCTTTTTTTTGCTCTTCTGCCAACTTAACAGATTCACTATAAGTATTTGGATTATTCATAATTTAATTATTTTTTACCAAAGCAGATTTCGCAGCCTTGTATTTTATGCTCATTACAAATTTAATCAGTAACACAAATATCATGAACACCATCACAACGACCACAGCATCTTGATTTAATTATTTCTTTATGTACTTTCAAGTCTTTTAATTCTGACTTTTTATAATATTCCCTTGTTCCGTCTTCAAACTCAATTAATGTGAATTTATCTATTCCATTTTTATAGTCAATCTGCCCTTTCTTATAACCTTCCTCTTGAGCAATTTTGCCATACAGGAATAAAACAAAAAAACATATAATTAATGCAACTGAGATTAAAATAGCTTCCATAATATTTATTTTTAGTGTGAGAAACAGAACTCGAACCTGCATACGCTGTATTTGTCTTTTGGCATACAGTCCAGCCAATTAATGACTTTACCAATTTGTCTATTCTCACAAGTCCCACAATGTCCATTTGTTACTGTCAAGCAGTCTGCTTAAATCATTCATGATGATCTTCCTGCATTCCTGGTGTGCATGATCTGTCCTGTCATAATTGCGGCCGAAAATCTGTGAGTCAGTTGCAAATGCTTTCTCTTTATTGAACCTGTCAGTATCATGACGGTCAATTTTTACTTTGATTGTTCCGAGCTGATGAACAAAGTCAAACTTAATCAACAGGGAATCGATTTCAATGTTTGTTATCATTAGTATAGTTTTAAAATTGTGAAAGTATCAGCTGGAAATTGTTCTCTTAAAGTAATACAATCTAAGTGTAATAAAAGTTCTTCTGTCGATTCACCTGTAGATTTTCTTTCCTTTAAAAAAGTTCTATGCTCAAGTCTTAATTCACGTAAAGTATAATTGATAAATGAATCTTGAAGTATAAATATTTTGAATTTCATTTTTTATAGTATTGAGTTGTGAAAGTTTCTGCGCCAAGTGTCAAACCATTTGCCCACGAAATAGGTGCACTCAGCAAGTCGTTTACAAAAGTAGATATTTCGTTTTGTGATTCGATAACAATTTCGTCATGTACATGCATCACAATTTTCAGTCCTGCCTTATCTGCCCTGAGCATTGCGTCAGTGAGCACATCTCTTGCAACAGCTTGCACAATATTCTCTACCAACTTGCCACCGTATGTATCTTGCCAACCCCATTGCTTAGTCGTCTGATTCATTCCCTGGTAAACAATTTTCTGTCCGCTCATCCGTGCATTGAGGTAAACAAGTTCACGTCCTGAAGGAAGTTTGATGAACATGTTCTTGCCTCTTTTTTCAAATACAACATTATCATTTACCATACATACATTTCCGTTTAATGCTTCCATAAATCCATCTTGTATGCTGTACCAATACTGCACTATTTTTCGGTTTGCATTGCGCCATTGCTTTACAAGTTTTGGAAGTTCTTCTGCAGTCAGTCCCATTTTCAAAGCACCCATTCTTTCAAGTGCACCCGCAGCGCCTTGATAACCGAGAGCAAGCTCAGCAATCTTTCCTTTTTGTCGCATATCTTTTGAAACGGATTCAATCGGAACTTTAAACATCTGTGAAGCAGACGCTTCGTAAATTTTCCCATGGGTTTTAAATACATCAAGACGCCATTTTTCCCCTGCCAACCAGGCAACAATTCTTGCTTCAATTGCACTGGAATCAGACACGACAAAGCTGTTTCCAGGGGCAGGAATAAAGGCAGTCCGAATAAGGTTCGATAAAACTAAGCCCACATCGTCATATGTCAGTTTAAGGGCGTCTAAATTACCTGTCCTGACTAACTCGCGTGCGAAATTTAAGTCCTTCAGATTCGTCCGTACGAGGTTCTGCAGTTGTACATTCCTGCCTGCCCATCTGCCTGTCCGATTGGCACCGTAATATTGAAAAAGCCCGCGGATTCGGTCGTCTTTGCAGGCACTCTTTTCCATTGCTGTATATTTCCTGATTGATGATCGGCTGAGTCTTTCTCTGATCTGAAGTACTTCATTCATAGCAGTTCCTTCAAGCGCTTTGAAGACACCAGGCATAGCAGCTTTATTCAGTGATTCAATTTCTATTCCTGTAGCTTCTTGAATAAACGCTTTCACTTGCGCATTAGATTTGGGATTTTTGATATTCGTCAACCGTCC